TATAGAGCAAAAACAGCAAAATGGAGTTATTAAGTATTTGAAAAACCCATCATTAGTAGCAGCGGACAAAGCAAGTGAAATGATATTAAAATTTTCAAATTCCTTATTATTTACGCCTGCTGCGTTAAGGAAACTAGATATACTACAAAAAGTTGAAGAAGAAGATGAATTCTAATTGAACAAAAAACAAAAAAAAGGATATAAGAAATGAATGGTTCAGATATTTTCAACTTGTAAAAAAATGCAACTCGTAATCGAAAGGCATATTAAAGATTTACAAAGAAAAGATATTTATCTAGACGAAAAAAACATTGATGATATATATAACTTTTGTAAAAAATATATTAAGCATGTGAAAGGGAAATTAGCAAAAAAACCATATATTTTGGAACCTTTTCAACTATTCATTATAGGTTCGATTTTTGGCTGGAAAAAGAAAGAAGATGATAGTAGAAGATATACAAAATCCTTTATATTTTTAGCTCGAGGCAATGCAAAGACAGATTTAGCAGCTATTTCAGCTCTGTATGAATATTATAAGTCAGAAAAAATAGGACAAGAAATAATAATGCTAGCAACCACCAAAGAACAAGCCGCTATATGTTTCAAGAGAGCAGCAGATATGATAGCTTTCAATGTAACTTTAGATAAATATTCAAAAACGTCCAAAGCAAGACACTATAACTACAAAGAAAAAGGTAAATCAACAGGAGAAATGAGAGCCTTAGCCAGTGAATCAAATACGTTAGATGGATTAAGGGTTACATTTGGTATATTAGATGAAATTCATGCCTACAAGGATAGAAATTTGTTTGACGTTATCAAATCTTCACAAATAACAACAAATAACACACACTTGATGATGATTACTACAGCAGGATTCTTAACAACCGGCTTTTGTATGGATGAATACAATTATGCTACCAAAATTCTAGAAGAAAAAATCGTAGCAGATGAAGAATTCATTTACATTGCCGAGTTAGATAGTTTGAAAGAATGGCAAAAACCCGAAAAATATATTAAAGCTAATCCAAACTTAGGGAAATCAGTCATCTTAGAAAAACTGATCCAAGACAAAGAAAAAGCAATGGTAGATACTGAATCAAAAAAGAGTTTTCTTGTTAAGAATTGTAATATATTCTTACATGCCAGTAGTAGCCATTTTGATTTTCAAACTTTCAAAGAAAATAATGGTACTTTTGGATAATAAACTATATATATTGAACAAATCATTCATACCTGAAATGCAAATTAAGAACAAAGAAAAATATGATCGAATGAAAGTCTTAAGTTGGAAAGAAGCGGGCTATTTAGGTATTTGTGCCGGAAATTCTGTAGATTACGATTATGTGCATCAATTTTTCAATCACTATAGAGATATAGGCGTTAATATTCGATTCATAGGTTTTGACAGATGGAATGCATCTAGTATTTCAGAAGAAATGGAAAAAGATAACTATAGTTGTTTTGACATAGCCCAAGGTGCATTAACTTTCAGTTCACCAATGCGAGAATTTGAAATTCTTATGTTAGACAAAAAAATATACCATAATAATAATGATTTGTTAAGTTGGGCTGTAGGAAACGTTGTAGTTATTCAAGATGCTAATGCCAATATCCGCCCCGATAAATTGAAAGCATCCGATAAAATTGATCCTTTCATTTCAACATTGAATGCCCTATATCTAGCCCTCAAATTCAAAAACAAAGCAGATGAGAAGCTAGAATGGCTAGAAGCAGACGTAATTAAACCATTCTTGAACAGATAATAAAGAAGGAGATATTGAAATGAATGAAAACAAACTTTTCAAAAGTGACAAAATGATAATAGCGACGGAAATAGGCCGTTTATTAGAAGAAAAAGGGGAAGACTACGGAAATTCAGTTAAAACGTTGTATAAGGAATTTGGGTTGAATTTTTTCATAGTAATGTTGGCTAACAAGTTGTCAAGAATTAAGAATATTAATTATTCTATGAAAGAATATAAATATATTAAACCTAATTTTGAAACCCTTGAAGATACGTTAAAAGATATTGCAGGGTATGCTATTTTAGCCATTTTAGAAGAGAGACGAGATGAAAATTAATGAAAATATGGGATTATTTCAAGAAAAGAAATATTAACAAAGAAACAGTAACAAATGATGATTTTATTGCAAATTTATTAAATCAAAAGATGTCTATTGCTTTCTCATGTTATGGGGGTTGGAATGTATTAGAAACACCTACCCTGCTCTCTTGCCTTAACAAAATAGTTTCAAATGTAAGTCAAACACCACTTAATATATATTTGAAAACAAAAGATGGCAAAGAAAAAGATACTACAAGTAATTTGGCATACGTATTACGTTCTAGACCGAATGGTAGCATGACTCCAAGTATTTTCAAAAAATTCATAGTCAACCAATTATTAATATTTGGAGAATGTTTTGCCTCAATCATTAGAAACAAAAATGGTGAAGTTATTGCTATAGCCCCGTTGAAAAGAGGTACTATTTCATATACTATTGATTCTTTCAAAGGAGATTTTTACTACAAATACTATTTGAACCAAAAAAATATGACCGTTAGTGAAAAACAAGATTTGCTTCATTTCAAAGATAATCTTAATGGTGACGGAAGTAGCATGAGTGTCATCACAAAATTATCGTCAACCATAGGGATGGACAAAGGCATGACCCAATTTTTACAAGAATACTTAAGTAATATGGTGAACCCATCCTTTGTATTAGAGGTAGATTCAGATATTAGTACGGAAAGAGCAAAAGTTATCAGCAAAACCTTTTCAAAGGAAATAGCAGGAACACAAGGCGCGCCATTGGTAATTCAAAAAGGACTCAAAGCAAAGGAATTCAATGCAAAAAGCTTGAAAGACTTAGATATCACTTTAATGAGAAATCAATCCGTTAGAGATATTGTGACAGCTCTTAATTGTCCTCTACATACCGTTGGCCTAGAAATATTCAATAGAGAAGCAGAGACATCCTTTTTTGAGAATGTGATCATTCCTATATTAATTAATATTGAAGAAGAATTGAATTACAAACTATTTTCAAAAAAAGAATTAAATACCCGTTTCATTAAGTTCAGTACAAAAGAAAAATTAAGAGGCAATATGCAAGAAAGAATTAACTACTATACAGAACTTTTCAGAATCGGAGCGATAACACAAAATGAAATTCGTGCAATAGAAGATATGAACAAAGTAGAAGATGGAGATGAACCATTAATTCTTGAAAATTATTTACCAACAAAACACCTAGATAAGCAAAAGAAGTTAGAAAATACAAATGAACAAAAAAACGAATCAAAATAAGACACATTAGAGCTGTCTTTAGAAAATTTAAATACAAAACCCCATTAAAATAAGATTAACTAGCTCTAAAGGCCTAAAATAGCCCTTTAAAAGGAATTTAATATATATATAACAAAAAAAAACAAAGGAGGTGAAAAAAATTGGTTGAAAAAAGATTTTTCCCAGTATTTACCGAAACCAAAGATGAAAATAAAGATGCTGTAAGTTTCATAGGTAGGGCAATAATATACGATAGCGAAACAAGTATTTGTGATGGAGTATTAGAAAAAATAGCCAAAAATGCCTTTGAACATTCTGCCAATACAGATGATATTCGTTGTTTGTTCAATCATGATCCAAACCTAGTAATAGGCAGAACCACAAGTGGCACATTGAAACTCAAAAAACAAGAGGATGGTATATATTTTCATGTTAGTCCACCTAATACTGAGTGGTCTAGAAACTTAATAGAATCTGTTAAGAGAGGAGACATTACACAATGTTCATTTGGTTTTACTGTAGACGACGAAATATTCAATACAAGCAGTAATGGAAATATTTGTAGAACTATTAGGGATGGTAAGCTTTTTGATGTATCTATTGTGACGTATCCAGCCTATGAAGAAACCGTTGTCCAAGTCAGAAAAAAAGTAGATACATTCAAGAAAAAACAGCTTGAAGAAAAAAAAATAAACGAGTTTATGAAAGAAAGAGGAAAATAATGAAAGAAATTAAAGACTTATTATTTCAAAAAAAATCACTACAAGCAGAAAAAGAAAAAATAGAAGAAGATGTACAAGTAAATATGAAAAAGCTACATTATATTCGATCCAAAGAAAATCTAGAGGATATTAAAGTACAAAACACAGCCTCAAACTTAATGGCCGAAATTCGTGATCTAGAAGAAAAAGCTAAAGAAAAACAAGAAAAACTATTAGCAAAAGAAAACGAAATTAAAGAATATCAAAAAAATAGAGAAAAACTATTAAAACAAGAAAGAAGAGGAGAAACAACAATGGAAAGTCTAGAAAAAAGATACCTTAATGGAGACATTGACTTGAACAATTTAAAAAAACAAGAAAAAGAAACATTAGAAAGAGAATTATTCATCAGCAGCGTTAGAAGCCTAGGAAGCAGTAATAATGAACCACTCAGCGCTTACAAAAATTTCAGACAATTAACTATTAATGGCGTTAATAATAATGGTGGAAATTTGATTGTACCTACAACTCTATATGAAGAAATTATTTCCAAAGCAATAGAGCAATCAGTTATTTTTTCAAAAATCAGCACAACATCAATTCCAGGAAATATGGAACTTGTTTACGACGATTCTGACATTATCTTATCTTGGCAGGGAGACAATCAAAAAACAAATGTATCCGATGCTATTGAATTAACTAAAATCACTTTAAAACCAAAACTATTTACTATTCGATTAGAAATTTCAAAATTATTAATGAATATGACAGCATTCAACATTGAAAATTATATTACTAATAAAGTTTCTAAAAAAATTGCTTTGGATATTGATTATCAAATTATTAAAGGAGTAGGCACAAATAGCCCAACAGGTATTCTTACAGCTTTGAATGACAAGAAAAAAGAATTAGCTATGGAATACAAAGACATTGTTTCTAATATACGTGGTGCTCTTGAATGTCCTTATGTTGAAAATGCAATTCTATACATGAATAGAAATATGTTAAGTCAATTAGACAATATTGTAGATAAGCAAGATAGACCTATTTTCCAAATTACAGGTTATGGAGACACATTTAACGGTCATATTTTAGATCAGCCTGTGATTCTTTCTAGCCAAATTCCTAATGATGTTATTATTTTTGGAGATCTTTCTGCTGGATATCATATGAATATTTCAATGGATATGGATTTGATCAAATACGATACTGCTGTTAACGGAACATACAATAATGGTTACATGTTTGCTGCGGCAATGGATGGAAATGTTATTGATCCTAATGCAATCGTTGTTTTTAAAAAAAAAATAAATTAAAAAAACAATTAAAAGTTAATATTGAACAAGAAATTGAAACAGAAGAAGAAAAATTGAAAAATTTATTTAAAGCGGAACAAGAGGCTAAGGCAAAAGCAGAACAAGATAAAGTATTAGATAATAAAAAATTAATCAAAGAAGAGCTACAAGCAGAAAAAGAAAAAAAATTAATTGAAAAAAATAACTTAAAAAAACGAGAACGGGAAGAAGCTTATTTGAAACAACAAGAAGTTGAACAGCAAGAAGTTGAACAAAATCAAGTTGAACAAGGATATTTCAATTCAACTATTGACTCAATATCTAATTTATTTGGTTCTTGGTTTTCTGGTAGCAAAAAAGATAACGAAACAAAAGAAGAATAAGAATTAAGGAGGTTGAAAAAATTGGTTAAAAACGATCATGAGTTATATAATATTTTAATGAATTTCAACAAAAAAATCCCGGTATTTAGAGATTTGTCAGAAAACAACACACCTGCTCCATATATAGTTTACAGAAGTGTTAATTGTAAGCGAATATACGGTAGCGGGCAAATAATTGGAAGTTTCAAAGAGTTTGAAATAGTTCTAATTCAAAAAGAAAAAAACGATATTAAACTTAAGGAAAAATTCAATAAGTACTTGGATGAAAACCAAATTATTATTAATAATAACATGGAAACTGCAACCAATGAAGAAGGAGAAAGATACTTTTTCTTAACTGTATTTACAAATATTTTGGAAAAGGATGTATTAGGTGTAAATTAATGCAAATTGAAAACTTAGATAAAGAATTAATTCAAAATGCCCATATGGCTTGCATGAAAAATGCAATGATAACAGTTAAGGTACTTGGTTCAACTGCCCCTCATAGGACAGGGAGATTGAAAAAAAGTTTCAAAGTAGAAATTAAAAACAAAAATTATTATCTAACAGGTAGTCCTTATTGGCATTGGCCTGAAAAAGGTACTAGTTCAAGGAGAACAAAAAAAGGGTATAATCGTGGAACGCAGAGAGGCAAACATATAATAGAAAAAACCTTAAAACAACTGCAACCAATATACGATAATAACATAAAAAATATAATTAAATAAGAAAGGAAAAATTAAATATGAAATGCAATACAAAACAAGCCCGAATTAGTTGTGGTAGAATGGCTTTTTTCCCATGCAAAGAAAATACTGAAGAATATGATACAGTGAACAAATGTATTATAGAAAATATTGTGAAAGTGTCTATAAAAATTGAAACAGCATCAGAAACTTGCTATGGATCAGGGAAGGCGTTAATTGTTACGAACAAAGTATTAGGGAGTGAGATCGAAATTGAAACATATTATTTACCACTAGAGTTGCGATATATTTTGAATGGTGTCAAAACAGAATACAATGGTACTTACCAAGAAAAAACAAGCGACAATCCAATATATTTTGGGCTAGCATTAGAAAGCAGTGTATTTTCAGACGGAAACAAAGAATGGTGTTATTTTGGCAAATGTATGCTATCACCTTCTGATATGGAAACAGAAACTTCTGAAGACAAGATCAAATTCCAAGCAGACAGCTATACTATTAAGTCAATTCCTACATCAGATGATATTGTTAGGTTCATTGTATCTGAAACGGATATTAAAGAATATATTAAAAAAGAAGATAAAGAAAAACTTTTAAATTCAAAAATTACAATAGAAAATTTTAATAAATTAGATATGGTTGATAATATTTTCTTGAGCTTTGAGGATATTACAAAAAAAATGGAAGAAATGTAAAGATAATCATTTGGAAACCCTGAGAGTGTAATAGCTTAAGGGGTTTTTGATTGGAGGGGAAAAAGATGGACCCAAATTTTTTTAAAAAAACAGCAGAAGAAGAAAACAAAGAATTGAAAGAAGTGAAAACATACTGTCGTATACTTCACAATGAAGAAGATGATTTGATTTCAAGATTAATAGTGTACGCAAAAGATTACTTAGAAGATATTTTTTCAAGCACAATTGAAAGCTGTTACTCCGAAAAAAAGAAACAAAAAGAAATATTAGATGAAACTATGAATAGCATAGCTGTGAAAATTCTAACCAATATGCTTGTAGCTGACAAATATGAAAATAGAGGAATTGAAAGTAAAAAAGAAATTAAAAGTTCAAGATGTTCTTCTATTATATTGAAAATTGAATCTAAAATATTGGAAGAGGCGGATAGATATAATGGAAATAGATAATTACAAAGACGGAATCCTTCATATATGTAAACAAAAAACAGAAAAAAATGAACTAGGGCAAGTAATTCCAATAGAAAACGATTTAGATATATTGTCTTCAAGATTTTTCAAAAAGAAAAGAGCTTCAAATACAGATAAGGAAATTGCCTTTCAAAATGACTATACTGTTGATTTTGTAGCTAGTATTCCTATTGATTATCTAGAATTCGATTCAACAAATATTGTATTGATACAAGATGTATTATATGAAATAAAAAATATTTATAAAAATTATGAAAACCGCACTGCGGATATTGTTTTGGGGAGGAAAAATGAGTAAATCAAAAGAAATTTTAAGAAAAAATATAGAAAATATTGAAAAAGGATTGAGCGTTAATACCGTGAAATTCAAACTATTTGGAGAAGAAGTAACAGAACACATTAGATGGACAAATCTTTCTTGGAAAATTGTTGATAGATTGTATGAAGGGGATCTAACTGAGTTTTTTCAAGTTTTGGCAAGAATGAAAGAATTAGGAGAAACCACAAAAAAGAAAGACATTGATAAGATTCATTCATTAGGAATTCCTGGGTTGCCAGATGCAAACTTGGCTATTGTATGGGGCCTTCTAGCAGGTGGTGGACTTGAACTTACCTATAGAGAGGCACAAGAGATGACTACAGCTCTAACAAACGACAAAGATGCTCTATCAGACTGTTGGAAAACTATGGCCTCAGGTGATATTCAAGAAGAAGACTTGGAAAAAATAAAGACTAATAAATCTTCAAATAATACAAAAAAAAAGAATCTGAAAAAGTAGAAAAACAATCGTATATTACGTTTTTGATGTATATTGGATTAACTACTCTAGGGCTTGAATATGAGACTTTCTTAAGTTTAACGCCAAATATATTATTCAAAATGTTTATAATGCATTTGCGCAAGGAAAATCCAAATATTTTAAAAGAAGAAGAAGAGTGCGTCGAAAAATTTTCCCAAATAGAAAAAAATATTTAAAAAGAAATTGAGTATTCACATTAAGGAGAAAATAAATGTCAGATACAACAAAAAATATAATCGTTGCATTCAAAACCACAGGCGATGTATCTTTGAAAAAAAGTTTGAAAGAGGCAAATACAGAATTACGCTTAATTGATTCTGAAACAAAAAAAGCAATCAGTGGTGTAGAAGGATTCGGCAAAAAAAGCAAAATCAATGCAGCAAGAATAGATGAAGTTAACAAAAAAATATCAGTACAATCAAAAAAACTTTCTACTTTGAGGGCACACTATGATGATGTAGTCGCTAGTCAAGGCAAAGAATCTATAGAGGCAAAAAAAGTCCGAACATCTATGAATCAGACAGAAGCTTCAATTAATGGTTTGAAAAACAAACTAACAGAATTAAAAACTACTAGCAAGGGTACTCTCAGTAATATCTCAAAAGAAAGTGCTGGGGCTGAAAAAGGATTTTCAATTCTCAAAACAGGAATCATGGGTGCTATAGGAGCTTTTTCCGGGTTTGTATATGGAATGAAAAACACTATTGATAACTTCAGAGAACTCAAAGCTGATGCTCAAAAAGCATCTATGTCCATTGAAAATTTCCAGGTATTTTCAAAACTATTCAAAAAAGCAGGGGTAGATACAGATGTCTTGAAAACGAGTATGGCTAAGTTAACGGGGCAGATTAGAAAGGTCGACGAAGATGGTGACAATGCTTCAGCTACTTTGGCTACCATGGGAATTAGCGTTAGAAACATGAATGGAGATATGCGATCATCTGATAATATATATATCGAGACAATTAGACATCTTGCTGAAATGAAAAACGAAACCGAAAGAAACATGGTTGCTCAACAACTATTTGGTAGATCCTATGCAGAACTTTCCCCTATATTGAATCAAGGGGCAGAAGGAATTAAGAAAAATATCGAAGCAATACAAGGAAGTGGCAATATATTAACCCAAGAGCAAATAGACGAAATGGAAAAAGCAAGCATAATGATGGACAAACTACAAGGTGTTACGGGAAATATGGCAAACAAATTAACGGCCTTAATTGTCCCGGCGCTACTTCCATATTTGAATAATTTGTCTACATTTTTGCAAAATAATAAGGATAATATAGTTAGTTTCGTTGAGGGTATAGGTAATTTTATAACTACCATAGCCCCTTTTGTAGGATATATTTTAATAGCAGTAGCAGCAGTAAAAGGATTTTTAATAGTAGCAGAGATTATTACGGCTATTTCTACTCTTATTACATTTTTGAAAGAATTGCAAATTGCAACAACAATAATGACAGGTATTCAATGGGCTTTGAATGCGGCTATGGAGGCGAACCCAATAGGGTTAATAATTCTAGCAATAGCAGCTCTAGTTACAAGCCTAATCTGGGCTTATAATAATGTTGATTGGTTCAGAGAAGGGGTTAATAATACTTGTCAAGCTATTGGTAATTTTTTCAATGGCCTTGGACAATCTATTAGTAATTGTTGGGATTGGATCGTAGAAAAGGCAAGTAGAATTTGTCAATCTATAGGTTATTTTTTCAATGGTGTTGGAAAATCTATTGGTGATGCATTCAATTTTGCTGTTAATATAGGTGTTAATGCTTTCAATTGGCTTGTATCTTGTGTTTCTGGAATTGTAGGTAAAATAATAGGTTTTTTTGGAGGTATCGGCTCTACTGCTGCTGCAATTCTCAAAGGAGCGGTGAATGGAGTAATTGGTTTCATTAATAATGTTATTTCTGGAATCAACTATGCTATTGGTATGATTAACAACATTCCTGGAGTTAGCATCGGCACTATAGGCCAAATAGGGTATATGGCAAAAGGAGGTACACTGGTTAGTGGTATGGCAATTGTAGGTGAAGCAGGCCCTGAATTGTTGTACAATACTTCCCAAGGCTCAAAAATAATACCTTTGAATAAAGGAGACAAAAAAGAAGGTGTAGCTGTTGGTCCTGGTCTTCCAGAAAAGATAACAATTAATCTAATGGACATGAGTATAGTGACAAAATTGAAAGAAAAAATCAACGAAAAAAATGATGCAGAATATATATTAGCTTCATTTAGTCTTTAAGGAGTTACTTCAATGAAAAGAGAAATTAAAATCTATGGCTACAATGAAAAACATGGAGAATTTGTAATTCATACTTCTGACCAATACGACAACAATACAACTGTGAAAGCTGGAGAATTAACAATACACTTCAATAAGATTGGGCAGTTGAAATTCACGGTCTACCCAACAAACAAAAGTTTTGAAAAATTATTGGCAATCGAAACAGATATTGTCGTTTGCGAAATTGAAAATGGATTAACGAAACAAATATTCAATGGTATTGTTTTTAATATTAATGCTTTTTCAAACAAAAACTTAAATATAGGTAAATCAGTGACATGCATTTCAAGTCATATTTTTTTTCAATACAGACCTGTTTGCAAATTAGTGAAAACCAAAAACAATGAATATTCTTACATTATTGACACAGAAAAACTTAATCAAGGAAATAGTAGAAATGTCATCGATTTGGCAATTACTTCATGTCTACATGGTTGCAATGAAGAACAAGATATTAACAGGTACATGTACAATTTTCTAAAAAATCAGCTTGATTCAAGAGAGCAAAAGAATTATGGTGCTACGTATACTAAGAACGATAACTTAAGTAAGATGTTTTCTAATATTATTAATTTCTATGATTTAGAATTAATTTTTGAATACAATTTTTTAACTTTGAATTTGAAAAACAGACATACTTTCTATTTTGTTAGTAAGAATCAAAAAAAGAAAAAAAATATCCTAAATTTGTCTATGGAGAGCTACTTTCTGAATATGAAGACGAATTGAATTTTTCAAATTTTGCGAACAATATTTGTTTGTATGGAGTAGAAGATTTCAAAACCACTATATCTTCTACAGAACTTACAAAAAGATATGGAACATTCCGTGTCAATAGAGACTGTAATATTAACAATCAAGCAACGCTAGATAGCGAATGTAAACGTCAATTAACCATAGCTGAAAAACTTCAACATAGCTTCAAAATCGACTTCATTGACAAAGATAATCAAGTTGAAGCGGGAGAAGAAATTGAAATTGAAAACAAGGCCTTAGGAGAAGAAAAAATAATATTCACGGTAGAAAAAATAACTTTCAACATAGATCAACCTTACTTGAAAAAGGTGGAGTTGAAAAACAAAAAATTCAGCCATATAGAGTCTATGGGAAGGAGAAATTAAAAATGTCTAAAGAAAGATATTTCAAAATTAGGGAATCAAAGATCAAAAATGAAGATCCTTTCAATGATTATCTAACAGAAATTTCGAATATATTCATAAAAAATGTTTCTGTCAGTAATTGTGTTAAGAAAAAAATAATTCATGAATATCCCAACAAACAAGGGTTTTTGGACCTCTCATATTATTTTGACGAAGTTGATATATATGAAAAAAGAATAATTTCCTTAACAGTGAATATAGTAGGAAAAGGGCCTACGGAAATTGATAGAGAAAATGACGCCTACAGCAAAATAAACGAATTAAGTCAATATATATTAGATAAGACTTGTTCAATTGATATCTCTATTTCAAAATATGATGATTATTTTTTCACGGGAGTTCCTTTGTCGTATCAAGTTCAGGAAAAAACAGAT